GACTCCGCTTACTGATCAGAAGCTCGGGGCAGGCGGGCATTAAACCCTTACTAGATCACGACATCCCCACGCCCACACAGCGTGGGGTTTTCGTTTGCATGCATAACCAGCATGCTTGTTGCTTATCCATGCAAATCCGTTATGAGTGGCCAACGGGGGTGCTATATGGCGTTCAAAGTGAAGAGTCCATTTAAGTCGGCAACGGATGCCCTGTCTAGCGCGTTAAGTTCTACATCTGGTGCAATAGACAAATCAGGCAGCCAGACAGCGTCAGAATACAAACGCAATAAAACACGCTACTCCAAGCAGATTAAAGAGTTTCAGCAAGGCGATGCATTTGGTAAATCGTACTATGGACGATATGCGGCAAATGTTACAGGCGTCACTGCCATGTCACGCGCAATGGGCCGCTCAATTGATACGGCAGAAAATGGCGAGCGTCCTAGTTTTATGGCTTACCGCGATGACGCAAAGACCATGCGGCCTACACGTGGTGGCTCTATTGCAAAACAGCAGGTAGCAACTGATGTACAGGTAAAAGAGCAAGAGGCTGCTAATGCGGTAAATGCTGACTTTGAGCGCCGCAAAAGGCTACAAGCCAAGTTTGACGCTGGCCAAGTAGCCTCCCGAGTCCGCCGTAGCAGCCGATCAGACAGACCGGGAACAAAGGGGGGAACAATCAAAACCTCTGGCCTCGGTTCGACTGGTGGCGCAACGTCATTCGCGCAGTTATTGGGGCTATAATGGAGGGCCTCAGTCCAGACGACAAAGCCATGAAGATGGCGTTAGACAAAAAGCGCACAGACATAGAAAATCTTGTGGCCGCGCTCAAGAATCAGCGGCAGTCATGGGAGCCGACGTGGCGGGATATTGGAGAGAACATTGCGCCGTATCACCATGAGTTGCAGCAAGACGGAAATAACGGCAAAACGTCAGCGAACGACGGTGAGCAGCGAGACCATCAAATAATAAACGAAACGCCATCGCAAGCATTAGCCGTTGCGACATCTGGTACCCTGAATGCCGTGAGCGACCCGACAGAGGAATGGTTCAAGTTGCAGGCGTCAGACCAGGAGCTAGGCAAGAGTCATGAAAACGCAGAATGGTTAGAAACGGTAGGCGAATTAGTTAACGCCGAAATCATGAAAAGTAATTTCATGACCGTGGCACCAGAGTTCTACGCTAATCTATTGGCATTCGGCACTGCTGCGCAGATATGCCTAGAAGACTTCGGGAAAGACGCGGCCTTATGGTTTGCCAATATCCCCGTTGGCACTTTCTACCTCGGCAACGACAACCGCAATCGTCCAAGCGTTTTTGCGCGTCAGATGTCGATGACTGCCATGCAAATGCGGCAAGAGTTTGGGGCTGAGAATTGCAGTGATAAAGTCAAGGAATCGCTCAAGGCCAACCGTTTGCAAGACAAATTTAATGTTACCCACGTCATCAAGCCTAACCCTGAATATGCTGAGGGCGTGAATGACGGACATAAACCATTCATAGACTGCTATTATGAAGATGGCGCAAAAGAAATCCCCTTTTTGCGCGTGTCAGGCTTTGATAGTAACCCGGTGCAAGCCTCACGCTGGATGACGCGGGGGAACATTCCATATGGGTTTGGCCCTGGTCACTATGCGGTACGTTCTTGTAAAGCATTGCAAGCATACGAATACGATCTTGCCCTTGCGCGAGAAAAAGAAATCAACCCGCCAATGATTGCGCCTTCTGGTGTGCAAGGCGCTCAATACAGTTTGTTGCCTGGCTTTATCAATCAAGTCACCGATCCAGCAGGCGCACAAGGCTTGCGCCCTGCCTATCAAATCTCTTTTAATACGCAGCACGCTAAAGAGGGTATCGCTGAGCTAGAGCGCCGTATTCGGGAGGCGTTTTATAATAACATCTTCTTGATGATCGCCAACGACACAGGCGGCAAGATGACCGCTCGCGAGGTCGTCGAACGCGCCCATGAAAAGCGCCTAGCATTGACGCCTATCTTGCGCCTAACCAACGAATACCTAACGCCAACCATTAGCCGAGCTTTAGAAATCCTTGGCAAACGTGGCAAGCTGCCACCATACCCTGAATCGTTACGCGGGCAGCAATTAGTTGTTCAGTACAAATCAGTCCTTGCTGCGGCGGCATCACTTGAAAAAGCAAACGCCGTCACATCGCATATGCTTGGCTTTATTGCTCCATTGGCCGAGATCTTGCCTGATGTTCTTGATAACTATGACACCGATGAAATGGCCCGCGATCACTTCACCAATTCAGGTGGTGGCGTTAAGAATTTACGCAGCGAGCAAGAGGTAAAAGAGATCCGCGCCAAGCGAGTAGAGCAACAAATGGCCCAGCAAAAACAGCAAGAAGCTATGCAAATGGCCGAAACCGCCAAGACATTGGCTGGCGCTGATATGGAAGGCCAAAACGCATTAACTGAATTGGCGGGACAATGAGCGGGAAGAACGGCGGGCCAGACTTACGCAAGCGCACGCCCGAAGAAATCGCGGCAGAGGTCAGGCGCAGGGAAGACTTTGAATTTAAGAAAGCACAACGCAAATCAGACCTTGGCTGGATGATGGGCGATAAACGGGGCAGGCGCGTAGTATACTCGCTACTTAATAGCACTGGCTGGCTTGGTTCGACGCTGATTAGCGGTCAACCATCTGCTGTCCTTGAGGGCAGACGCGGCGTGGCGATTGAATTAGTCAACGAAATTATGACCGATAATCACACGAATTACCTACTCATGCTTAAAGAGGCGTATGACGATGCGTCTAAAGCATAGATCCCTCTTGCAACCATAACCAAATCACATAGAAGAGATAACCATGACAACCGAACCCGCAGCAACAGACCCGACAGATCCAGCAGTTGACCCTGTTGTAGCGGACCCCGCTGCCGTAGACCCTGCGCCAAAAGACCCAGCGGCTGACCCAGCGGTTGACCCCGCAAAAGAGCCGACTCCTGTTGATTACACCTTTGACCCGGTCGAAGGCATAGATGCAGAGTTTGACAATGACGTAGTCGAGATAGCCAAAAAGCTAGAGTTGACCAAAGAGCAAGCGATCACCTTCCGTCAGCACGAAATTGATTTAGCCAAAAAAGAAATGGAAGACAGTAAGGCCGAAAGCGAAGCGCAAAAGCTAGCGAAAGAACAAGAACTGGCCAAGTTTGACGCTGAGAATAAAGCTCACAAAGAATACGGCGGCCAGAAATACGCTGAAACCGAAATAAAGATCGGCAAGTTAGTTGCGCAAGTCGGCGAAAAGACAGGCCTAGCCAAAGCATTGGCCGAAAACCCTAACCTTATCAAGATCCCAGTTTTTAGAAACATGCTTGCTGAATGGGCTAACCAGATCAGCGAAGCCACGTTTGTTCAAGCTGGAAGCCACACAGGGCAGCACGTTTCTACTCAGGAATTGCTCTACGGTAAATCTTAACGGATAAATGTATTCGTCAGTCTGCACGGGCTGAAAAACTCCTAGTCCCGCAACAGGGATGGAGCACAAATGGCAACCCTAGCCTCTACCATGCCTACCTTGTCGGATGTCGCCAAGATGCAGGATCCGACCGGAAAAATTCTGCGCATTGCAGAGTTGCTTCGTAAACTTAGCCCTTTAGTTGATGATGCACCATGGGTGCAAGGCAACTTGCCGCTTGGCCATCGTGTTGGCGTCGAAACCAGCCTGCCAACGGTATCAAGTCGCCGTTTAAATCAGCGCACCCAGCCAAGTACTGACACGACTGAGCAAGTCGATGAACAGTGCGCCTTAATTGATGCCTACTCACAAGTAGACACAACTTTGGCAAACTTGAACGGTAATGCCGCTGCGTATCGTTTCTCAAAAGCAAAACGCTATATGCGTGCGATGACGTACGAATTTGAGCGTCAAGCGATGTACGGCAACCCAACCACGACCCAAGAAGAAATGCGCGGTTTAATTACCCGCTTAACCACGGCTGGCGATACAGTTATTGATGCTGGCGGTGCTGGTGCTGATAACGGCTCCATTCTGTTAGTTGGCTGGTCACCTGAAACCGTGTACTGCGCCTACCCTAAAGGCGACCCAAACGGCACAGGTCAAGGTATCCAACACACTGACAAGGGTATCGTTACCTCTGAAACCTCAGACGGCTTAATTGAAGTCTACCGCGACCATTGGTCGTTCTGCGGCGGCATCGTTGTAGAGAACCCAAACTATCTTGGCGCTGTTCGTGCCATTGATATTAGCTCGACTGTCGCTGACCCAACTGGCGCAACGATCAACTTGGTCACCAATATGTTATCGTTGATCCACGGCATCGAAGACATCGACAGCCCATTGATCAAGCCAGTGTTCTACATGCCCCGCACCTTAGCGAAGATGCTGGACATCCAAGCACAGAATAAGTCGAACTTACAGCTAGAAGTCGGCATGGAAGAAGGCAAGCGCAAGGTCAGCTTACGCGGCATTCCTATCCATGTTTCAGACGCCATGACCGAAACCGAAGCAGTCATCTAACCAACCCCTGACCTTTAAGGACTATACCATGATTTTAGATCATTTCCTCACGGTATCCGATGCGCAGGCGTTGACCGCTTCCGCTGGCTCTACCAATATCATCGATATGCACATTACTGGCCGCAAGACTGGCGCAGGTGAGCCGATGGCGTTCGTTGTTTTTGTCGATGTTGCTGCTGACGGCACCACAACTGACGAAACCTACACATTCGGCATACAAACTGATGATGATGTGGCGTTTGGCTCAGCGACCACGCTAAGCACTACGGCCATCACCTACGGTAATTTGACCGCTGGCAGTAAGCATGTCTTATTCCTTGACCCGTCATGGACCTTTGAGGCGTATACGCGCTTATACTACACGCTAGGCGGCACTACGCCTACTGTAACTGTAACGGCAGCCCTAATGCCAGTTAGCGCCATCGAAGCCGTAACGGCATACCCAAATAACTACACGATCACTCACTAAGTCAGTGGTCAGGATAACCAACAGAAAACCACGGAGAACCTATGCTCGTCACCTATATAGGCAAAAAAACGGCCTACTACAACAATCAGTGCTATTTTAAGGGTCAAACCTTTGAGGCACCGGATGAGTTGCCGAAGAAGGACGGGCATGGGCGTCCGCTCATTGACGAAAAAACGGGCACCCCCATCACCGTGCGGTTACGTGTTTATCCAGAAGCCCACATGTCAAAGCTTCGCAAGGCAACGGCCGAAGAGGAAAAGGACTACGTGCGCCGGAACCCAGACTATGCCAAGCGTATAGCAAGCGGCAACGTTACCCCACAGGCTACCGAGCGTCCTAGGCGCAAAGCTGTCACCGTATCGGCTGAGTAGTCACTACGTAGTTAGTAGCGGTTTACAGCCGCCCTACCCCAAGGTGGCGCGTCCTCTTGGGGTTTTTTTGTGAAGGAAATCCATGGCAATCTACTCTGACGTGGTCGTGTGCACGATGGCACTCAACATGATTGGCATTGACCAAACTGTGACCGACATGGCAGACACAGATGATTTGTCTGCGGTCTGCAACCGTTGGTATGAA